GTGGATTCATACTTGCTTCTATTTCTGCTTCGGATATGCCTTGCTCTTGCAGTTGCATAACCCATGCTTTAACTTTGCCCATATTACTTCTCCTAAGTAATTCCACGTATGCGTGGAAGATTAAATAAAAATACAACGCTAAGTAGATGGAATGTTAAGATGCTTCTCCCATCTGTTATAAGTATAACATAACTATACATATAACAATACCCCTTTAGTTTATTTAGTTAATTTGGTGTGCTGATAAAAAATTCTAAAGTTCTAAAAAAAATTCTAGGTTTATATGTATAGTTAGAATTTTTTTAGACGAGGTGTGAAGCGTGTAAGTTACTGATATATATATATATATATATAAATATTTATAATAAATTATAAGAAAATTCTAAAATTCTATTTTTTTTGAAGGGTATATACCTTATGGCGACGTTTTTTTGTTTACGATAATACACTCTGTGCTAACCTCACGAAACACAAAATATGGTCTAAATATTTATATACTCCTAAAAAAACGCAGAATTTTAGAATTTTTTTATTTTGTTCAACGTAATCAATGCTTTACAAGCGAAAAAAATTCTATTTCCACTTAGAACATTGGGAATTTAATTTAGAATTTTTCCACGTGGACGTGGAATCTTAGTTAATTCTGTCATTTAATTTTATTCTAAATGATGCAAGGCGCATTTTGACCCTATCATTTAATTTTATTCTAAATGATGCAACACGCTCGATCACGCGCGCGACCACAAGTAACTGGTTTCAAAGTTGACGGACGAAAAAAAACCTGATATGCTATCGCATATCAGGTCTAAAAATTATTGCTTATTCCATACTGTCATAAAAGACTTGTAAGCAAGTTTTAATTTTGCTTCATCTGCTTCAGTATCACTTCTTTGTTTAATTGCAGTCTTACATCTTGCAAACAAACCCGTTTTACCGTTAAACACTTCGTCAACCACTTCATTAAAACTCTTAATTGATGAACGGGTATTACTAGCAGGGTCGGATTCTTTAACTATCTTTTTCCCTTCCCGTTTTAAATCATTGATTCGATTACTGCAATACGTTTGTATTTTTTTGCGTAATGGAACTAATAACTCATGAAGATATGGCTCGGATTCTTTTAATGCACCAAAGGCTTGACCACTAAAAGACATTACATAATCAGCACCAATGATACGCTTTTCACAGTCCTTATGTATTGCGTCATCATATGTAATAAAATGATCATTGATAACAGCGTAAGTAATCGCTGGATTATTCTCATTAAATCTTAAAAGATAACCCTCGTTTAACTGCTCAAGGGATTCTTTAGGAATATCCTCAGGAAAGCCTACAATGTTATTGATAGCATAACGTGCAACAGTTCTAACGGTATCGTTAGCAGTGGCTTGTTTGTAAGCACCATCTTTTAAAGATGTGATATTTAATACAGTGGCTTTAGTGTTTGCCATGTTTACTTCTCCTTATAAAATAAGTAATACGTTTATGAAATATGGTCTAAGATATTCTTTAGCCATGTATTATTTATACCTGATAAACTGATTAAAACGCAAGTTTCCACGCCTAAGTGGAACGCTATCTAACGCTCTTGACCACGCACACTCTTACACGCTCGGCGATGAGTAACTGGTATCAAACCGGCTTGCGCCGGCATGAACTACGGTCTAGCAAAACCGATCTCAACTACATCAATCACACGCTGTGCGTTGTCCAACCATAAATCCCTGCTAACTAATGTATTGTTGCCCCAGTCTTCCAGCCCATCTGCTTTAATACGCTTGGCGTATTCATATACTGCGTTCATGATGAACAGGTTGCTAAGTGGTAGATCTAATACATAATTCAGTTTATCTTTATTCATAATTACTTTCCTTTTTAAAGTGGGCGCCGAAGCGCCCCGCCGGTTGAACTACATACCTATCCAGTCATACTTCCTAGATATACTTACTTCATTCCTTAAACTACATTTAATACAAGCAAACATAAGTTCTTCTAGTTCATCCATACGTTGCATATGGTAAGGTGTAGATAATATATAACCACGTAATCGACTACTGGTAATGTGTGGACTCTCTAAAGCACGGTCTAACATCTGACTGAGAGAATAGTATTTGCGATAATATACTGACTTTATTACATAACATTGTTTAGGGATTAGATCTAATTGTTTCATGATTACTCCTCCTCGTTGATTGATAATAGATATAAGAACGCTAAGCCTAGCGCAAAACATACTGCAGGGATAATGTAATCCATATACTTCTCCTTAAGTTAATGGGGGACATTGTCCCCCTGTTAATTAACGCTTGTATTTAATAGCGACTGTCTTACCGAATACGTCAGTCACCTTGATGAACACATCTTCATTGGGATACTTGTAGAGCCATGCAAGTGCTTTACTCTTAGACCATGATGTGTGGGTGGATTGTTTGTTACCCCATAATACTGATACTGTAAACATATACTTCTCCTTGTTGTTAGCAGAACATACTGCCATGTAATATGTATACCTGTTTTTTACCTATAAAAGCAAATTTTTGGGGGTAAGACCCCCCTAACCCCCCACCCCCCCGAATCCCTGAATGGTTCCATCTCGTCCCCCATACCCCATGATCCAGACAAATAACTCCACATTTTCACCAAACACACACCCCTCACACTTTACATATCTTATCCATATAAATCAACAACTTAATCTAAAAGTTACCTCAAAATCGGCAATAAGTACGTTATTTGAATCATGTATAAATTACCCCCTAGTTAATCCAAAATCCATGACAAATTAAAAAACGAACTATCATAACGTATTGATTCCAAACAATAAAAAGTGCCAAACACACGACCTAAATTGAACAGGTTTGTAACTTTACATATTATTTTTGACCCCACCCCCTGACTTTTTTCACCTGGTAGCTATGTGTTTGAGCCACAGAAAGACCCCCCTATAGGAGTCCCACAACGCAAAAAGTGAGAGTATAATATTTATAATTTCCTGTGAGAAGGACTTTGGGGCTTTATATAGCCCCTTTTTTTGTATAAAAATTCTTTACACTAATTTAAAAATAGTTGTACACTTCTAGTATGGACGCGTATATTCCAGAAATTGAAGAAAACATTATCTTGCCGAAGAATGCGCAAGAAGCTTTTCCGTCGCTAACGCCCCAAGAAGAACTTAATATGCGGGCTAATGTTGTTGCTTTAATGGCAGATTTAACTGGACAACCGATCTCTCCTAATGAAAATAATGTTGAAGATGCTAAAAAACTAGCTGTGCAGATGGCTAGTGACCCAAAATTCCGTCCAGAATTCAATAAATACCCTAATGAGACGCTTGCTATGCTGGCTGGCATGGTCGCCCAAATGAACGTGTCTATTGTTGATGAACTTTCTGAGCTAAAAACCTACGTAGTAAACCATTTAGTTCATTCTGTTGAGGCAGCTAAGGATGTTAAGACCAAAGTTACCGCTTTGCGGACACTTGGTGAGGTAGATGGGGTTGATGCTTTCAAAAAACGCAGTGAAATTACTGTCAAAATCCAAACTATTGAAGAAGTTGAGACTGAACTCATGAATTTATTGGATCAAGTAGAAGATAAATACATAGATGTGGAAGCAAAAGAAGTTTTTGACGAAATAAAAGACGATGAGTGAGCTCAAACTCACCCAAGAACAGCTATTTAAACTACGTATAGTGGTAAAAAACCCTAAAACTCCGCCTGAAATTAAGCGGAAAGCAAAGGATTTGTTAGAAAAGTATGATGAATTTCTTACCCAAGCAAGAGGAAAAGTATCCTTTTTGGATTTTGTTAAACATGTGTACCCAGGCTACAAAGTCGGGCCTCACCATCTTAAGTTGGCTCAGATTTTTGAAGATATTGCTAACGGAAAGAAAAAACGTGTCATTGTTAATATTGCTCCACGACACGGTAAGTCTGAACTCATATCCTACCTCGCTCCGGCCTGGTTCCTCGGTAAATACCCCCAGAAAAAGGTCATCATGGCTTCGCACACTGCGGATCTTGCGGTTAACTTTGGTCGTCGTGTTAGGAATCTCGTTAGCTCAGACCCGTATAAAAACATTTTTCCGCAAGTAGAGTTGCAAGCTGACAGTAAATCAGCGTCAAGATGGGGTACTAATTTTAATGGGGAATATTTTGCTATTGGTGTGGGCGGTGCTCTGGCTGGACGTGGTGCTGACTTGTTTATTATTGACGATCCTCATAGTGAGCAAGACGCTAAAACTGGGCGGGCAGAGGTATTTCTTCCTGCTTGGGAGTGGTTTCAGTCTGGTCCTATCCAACGGCTTATGCCTGGCGGGGCTATTATTATTGTGATGACAAGATGGTCAAAGCTAGATTTGACTGGACAAGTTCTTAAACAAATGGAGCAAAATGACGTTCAAGGGGACATAGTCGAGCCTTGGGAAGTAGTAGAATTCCCTGCTATTAAAGAAGATGGTGAAAGTTTGTGGCCCGAGTTTTGGCCTGTTGAGGAGTTACTTGCTAAAAAAGCAGTGCTAGATATTAGGTATTGGAACGCTCAATTCATGCAAAACCCTGTGTCGGAAGAGGGTGCTTTGATCAAACGGGAGTGGTGGAATATCTGGGATAAAGATGAACCACCGCAGTGCGAGTATATTATTATGTCCCTTGATGCTGCACAAGAAGCTAATAATAGATCAGACTTTAATGCGCTTACAACATGGGGTGTATTCTATAACGAGGAAGTTAACAACTACAATATTATTCTTCTTAATGCAATTAAAAAAAGGTTGGAGTTTCCAGAACTTAAGAAGCTTGTTATTGAGGAATATAAAACGTGGCAACCAGACTCATTTATGGTTGAGAAAAAGTCTAATGGAGCGGCGTTATATCAAGAGTTTCGTCGCATGGGCATTCCGGCTCAAGAATTTACACCTGGCAAAGGTCAAGATAAAATTGCTAGGGTTAATGCTATCTCAGATTTGTTTTCAGGGGGGATTGTCTGGGCGCCGAGTCACCGTTGGGCAAAGGATGTTATTGAGGAATGTAATGACTTTCCAAGTGGTTTAAATGATGACTTAGTGGACTCAACTACCCTTGCTCTGTTAAGATTTAGGCAAGGTGGATTTATACGTCTACCAAACGATGAACCAGAAGACGATTTTCTGTACAAATACCGCAAAAAAGCGGCGTACTATTAAGGATAAATTATGGCAATAGATAAGGCACTATATCAAGCCCCTCAAGGTTTAGGTCAATTAGAAGAAGATGATCAACCACATGAGTTGGAAATTAGTATTGAAGACCCAGAAGCTGTTGAGATTGGCATTGATGGTGAACCTATCATGCGGATGGAGAAGGAAGAGACTCCCCCAGGTTTTGATGATAATTTAGCTGAACATCTAGATGAAAGCGTATTGTCAAGTTTAGCTAGTGAATTAATAAGTGATTATGATAGCGACGTTGCCTCTCGGAAAGACTGGATACAAACTTACGTCGATGGTTTAGAACTTCTAGGTATGAAGATTGAAGAACGAGCTGAACCGTGGGAAGGTGCTTGTGGTGTTTATCACCCACTCTTAGCAGAAGCAGTAGTTAAGTTTCAGGCTGAGATTATGATGGAGACTTTCCCTGCGGCTGGTCCAGTTAAAACTCAAATAATTGGTAAAGAAACGCCTGAAAAGAAAGCTGCGGCGGAGCGTGTCAAAGATGACATGAACTATCAGATTACTGATGTTATGAAGGAGTTTAGACCTGAACATGAGCGGATGTTATGGGGATTAGGCTTAGCAGGTAATGCGTTTAAAAAAGTTTATTATGATCCGTCGATGCAAAGACAAGTTTCTATCTATGTTCCAGCAGAAGATGTGGTTGTGCCATATGGTGCTTCAAGTTTAGAAGAAGCTGAACGTGTAACTCACGTAATGAGGAAAAAAGAAAATGATGTAGTAAGACTACAGCATGAAGGCTTTTACAGAGATGTTGATTTAGGTACACCTGCACAAGTCATGGACGAGATTGAGAAAAAAATTGCAGAAAAAATGGGATTCCGAGCTACAACGGATGACCGGTTTAAGTTATTAGAGATGCACGTAGAGCTTGACCTCCCAGGGTTTGAGCATGAAGGTGATGATGGAGAAGAAACAGGTATTGCACTTCCTTATGTTGTAACAATAGAGAAAGGCACCACTACCATCCTTGCAATTCGCAGAAACTGGAGGCCAGAAGATGAAACACACCGCAAACGCAATCACTTTGTTCATTACCCATATATTCCAGGTTTTGGTTTTTACGCTTTTGGTCTCATCCACCTTATTGGCGCTTTTGCTAAGTCTGGTACAAGTCTTATACGTCAGCTCGTGGATGCAGGAACATTATCCAACTTGCCTGGAGGTTTTAAATCACGTGGAATGCGAGTCAAAGGTGATGATACGCCAATTGCCCCAGGAGAATGGCGAGACGTCGATGTTCCGTCAGGATCCATGCGGGATAACATGCTACCGCTTCCTTACAAAGAACCAAGCCAAGTTTTATTTAGTTTATTCCAGAACATAATTGAAGAGGCTCGCGTATTTGCCGGCTCTGCTGATATCAGTGCATCTGATATGAGTGCAAATGCTCCTGTTGGAACAACATTAGCTATCTTAGAAAGAACTCTTAAAACAATGAGTGCGATACAAGCTCGTATCCACTATTCAATGAAACAAGAGTTTCAACTTCTTAAAGATATTATTAGAGATTACACACCAGAAGAGTACGAGTATGAACCGATTGAAGGTTCACGTATGGCTAAACAATCAGACTACGATATGGTCTTTGTACTTCCGGTATCCGATCCCAACGCGGCTACTATGGCGCAAAAGGTTGTACAGTATCAAGCAGCTCTACAACTCGCTCAAACCGCACCGCAGCTCTATGATCTACCTGTACTACATCGCCAGATGTTAGACGTGTTGGGAATCAAAAACTATCAGAAATTGGTACCGCTTCCAGAAGATATGAAGCCTCGTGACCCAGTAACTGAGAATCAGAACTTGTTAACTAATAAACCTGTTAAAGCTTTTATTGGGCAAGATCATCAGGCTCACATTACAACTCATCAATCAATGATGCAAGACCCACACATTCAAATGTTATTACAGTCAAACCCACAACTAGCTCAGCAAGTTCAAGCATCTGTGGCGGCGCATGTAATGGAGCATTTAGGTATGGAGTATCGCAAACAGATTGAAGAAAAAATGGGACAGACTTTACCGCCAATGCCGGATGATAAAGACGAAGAAGAGAAAGGTATGTCTCCAGAAATGGAGGTTCAGATTTCTCAAATGGCTGCCCAAGCTGCCCAGCAAATATTGCAACAGTCACAACAAATGGTTAAACAGCAGCAGAATCAACAAGCTCAACAAGACCCAATTATTCAGTTGCAACAGCAAGAAGTTCAAATCAAGATGCAAGAGCAGCAACGGAAATCTCAGAAAGATCAACAAGACTTCCAGCTTAAACAAATGCAAATTCAACTTGAAGAAAAACGTATTGCAGCGCAACAAGAAACCGAAGGGGCTAAGATGGCTATCCAAGCTCAGTTGGCTAAAAGTAAAGAAAAAACCCAGCAAGAAACTGATGGGGCAAGACTTGCTATTGATGTACATAAAGCACGAGAGCAACAATCTCATCAGAAAGAAGTAACACGGATGCAAACGGATACACAGAAAGAATTAGCAACAAAACAGCAACCGAAAAAGGAAAGTAAATGATAGATGCTGAATCAGCATTAAACCATCTAATACGACAATTAGATGAAAAAATTCTACAACTTCAAGAGGCATTGGCAGACGGACGTGTTGATACTTTTGAAGAATATAGAAAAGTATGCGGGGAAGTTAAAGGTCTACTTATCGCACGAACATACGTAATAGACCTAAAACGGAATATGGAGAACTCAGATGAGTGATCAAAAAGTAATAGATTTAAACAAAGCAGTAGATTTAAGAGCAATAATGAAAGATGCAGAAGATAAAGCCAAACAACTTCCTAACCCTATGGGGTACCGCATTTTATGCGCAATTCCTGAATCGGAAGAAGCCTTTGAAAACGGTATTCTTAAACCTGATGAAACAAGACGACATGATGAACTATTAACAACAGTCCTTTTTGTAGTAAAGATGGGACCTGATTGTTATAAAGATACTGAGCGTTTTCCAAGTGGGGCGTATTGTAAAGAAGGGGATTTTGTTCTTACAAGACCTAACGCTGGTACACGTCTAGTTATTCATGGACGAGAATTTCGTTTAATTAATGATGATTCTGTAGAGGCAGTAGTACAAGACCCTCGCGGAATTACCCGTAAGTTTTATTAAGGAGGCTATATGGCAGAAGGTTATAAATTCCCCGATGAAATCGAGGCAGAAGATAAAGTAAATATTGAAATGGAAGAAGGCGACGAGATTGAAATTGATATCGTTGATGATACTCCTAAAGAAGATCGTAATAGAAAGCCTCTAGAAGCAGAAGCAAAAGACCAATTAGAGACTTTAGACGAATCTGAAGAATATTCTAAAAATGTAAAAGAGAAGTTTTCACAGTATAAGAAAGCTTGGCATGAGGAAAGACGCGCTAAAGAAGCTGCTTTACGTGAACAACAAGAAGCTTTAAGAGCTGCTCAGGCTATTTTAGATGAAAATAAGCGACTTCAAAGCCAGTTAAAAAGTGGTGAAAAAGAGCTAAATTCTAATTATAAGTCGGCTGCAAAAGCTGAGTTAGAAAAAGCAAAGCAAGACTATAAAGATGCTTACGACTCTGGTGACTCTGATAAGTTACTAAAAGCGCAAGAAAATATGGTTAAAGCTCAAATTAAACTTGATAAATCAAAAAAGTTTAAAAATACTGTACAAAATAGTGAAAATAATGTAAAAATGCAGTATGGGGCGACTCCACAACAGGTACAGCCTCAGATGGATCCTAAAGTTGCACAGTGGGTGTCACGGAATCAGTGGTTCGTAGATCCAAATAAAAAACGGATGAGAGTATACGCTGAGACATATCACGAAGAACTGCAGAATCAGTACGGTATGGGTTTTGTCGGAACAGACGAATACTACAAACGTATCGACGATGAAATGAAGACCAGGTTTCCGGATGAACTTGGGGCAGTAAAAAACGATGAGGAAAAACCTCAACGTACGCAAAAACTAAGCACGGTTGTAGCCCCTGTCAAACGCAGTACAGCGTCTAAAAGAATTGTACTTACTAAAACAGCATTAGCTACTGCAAAAAAGCTTGGTGTTTCACCAGAGCAATATGCCCGTGAATTTGTTAAATTGGAGAATCAATAATGGCTACAAATAGATTACAACGTGAGATGGAAAATCGTGAATTAACAGAGCGTCCTAAACAGTGGATGCCTCCGGAACTTCTCCCTGAGCCTGATAAACAGGCTGGTTTTGCATATCGCTGGATTCGTGTATCAATGTTAAACGCTTCTGACCCCCGTAACATTTCTGCGAAATTTCGTGAAGGTTGGGAACCAGTGCATGTAGACGAACAACCGCAATACAGACTGTTAGCTGCTCGTGAAGGTCAATATAAAGACAATATCGAGATCGGCGGATTATTACTTTGCAAGATTCCAGAAGAGATTGTAGCTCAGCGTATGGCTTATGAAAATGGTCAAACAGCTGCTCAAGCGGATGCTGTAGATAATAATTTAATGCGCCAAAGTGACTCTAGAATGCCAATCTTTATGGAACGGAAATCTACAGTTACATTTGGAAAAGGTAGTTAACTTTAATCAATTTTAGGAGATTTACATGGCTTATCCTACAGTAGCAGCCCCTTACGGGCTCAAGCCAGTTAACCTCATTGGTGGTCGGGTATTTGCGGGTTCTACTCGTATGTTCCCAATTACCAACGGTTATAATACTAGTATGTTCAACGGTGACGTTGTGCAAATTGGTACATCTGGCAATATCGGTAATTTAATTGCTTCAACAATGACTTATAACCAGTCTTCAGCAGTAGCTGGAACTATTGGTGTTTTTGTTGGTGCCGAGTATTCAACAACAGGCGGTCCTATTTATGGTAAAAACCGTTATCAATACTGGAATGCTTCTACAAGCGCTCCTGATGCGATTGGTTATGTCGTAGATGATCCACAAGCAGTTTTCCAAGCAGTTTGCTTGTCTAACCCAGCTGGTACTGGTGGTTCTACAACCATTCAATACCTAAACCCAGCTTTTGTTGGTTCTAATGCTTATTACATTGGCGCCGCTGCTGGTAATACTGGTTCGACAACTACTGGTGATTCTTCTGCTGGTATTGCGATTTCTGCTGCTGCCACAAGCACTTCAGCAATCACTCCGTTGACTACATCTGCACCTTTCCGTATCGTTCAGGTTGTTCCTGCTTCAGCTGTTACTGTGACACAAAATGCTACTACATCTAGCACAACTGTTACTTTATCTTCTGCTAACAGCGCAATTCTGCCTGGTATGGTTATTTCTGGTCCTGGTATTGCTTCAGGCTCGAATACATATGTAACAACTGTAAACGGTACAACTGTAACTATTAACCAAGCGGTAACAACTGCTCAGTCAACAGCTACAGGTTTTTCATTCACTGGCTACCCAGAAGCATTAGTGGCGTGGAACTTCGGTTACCACAGTTACTTTAATGCCACTGGCGTTTAATTAAGGAGCATTTAAATGGCTATTTCTCGCGCACAACTATTAAAAGAGCTCCTACCCGGATTGAATGCATTGTTTGGTCTGGAGTATGCTCGCTACGGTGAAGAACACAAAGAGATTTATGAAACTGAAGCCTCTGAGCGTTCTTTTGAAGAAGAAACAAAACTGTCTGGTTTCTCAGCTGCACCAGTCAAAAACGAAGGCCAAGCCATCGCTTATGACAACGGTCAAGAAGCTTGGACAGCCCGCTATAACCACGAGACTATTGCTCTTGGCTTCTCTCTAACAGAAGAGGCTATTGAGGATAACTTGTATGACAGCTTATCAGCTCGTTATACTAAGGGTCTAGCTCGTGCTATGGCATATACCAAGCAAGTTAAAGCTGCTGCGGTATTGAACAACGGTTTCAACAGCCAAGTAACATATGGTGACGGACAACCTTTATTCTCTACTCAACATCCTTTAATTTCTGGTGGTGTTAATGCTAACACTCCATCAACTCCTGCTGACTTGAACGAAACTGCATTGGAAAATGCTGTTATTCAAATTGCTGCATGGACTGATGAGCGTGGTCTCTTAATCGCTGCAAGACCTAAGAAATTGGTTGTTCCACCTGCGTTGCAATTCGTTGCTACACGTTTGTTAGACACAGAACTCCGTGTTGGTACAAACAACAACGATATCAATGCAATTAAGAACAACGGTTCTGTTCCAGAAGGTTATACAATCAACCACTTCTTAACCGCTACAAACGCATGGTTCTTGACCACTGATGTTCCAAACGGTTTGAAGCATTTTGAACGTATTCCTTTACAGAACTCTATGGATGGTGATTTCGATACTGGTAACGTACGTTACAAGTCTCGTGAGCGTTATTCATTCGGCTGGTCTGATCCATTAGGTATGTATGGTTCACCCGGTGCGTCCTAATCGGTAGCACCTAATAAGAACCCGCTCACAAGGCGGGTTTTTTTATTTAAAAAGATTGCACAAATTTATAAAAGTAGTATGATTAAACTATCTGGGTAATTCCAGCTTATTAAACCGCACCCAGCGGACGATATACCGATTAATAGGCTTAACTTGTATATAGGAGAACTCTCATGGGTTTCGCTACACACTTAGGTCCTTGGTTATTAGGTACCGTTAAAAATACTACTGGCACAACTGCTGGCACAATTCGTAACATGGGTGCAACTGTTGTTTCTCAAGCTGTTCCTGTTGTTTATGGCACATTAACTGGAACCGCATTTGTTCTTCCAGCAGGTTCTTTAGTAACTGATGTTAAGGTAGTTACTACAACCGTATTTAGCGCTGCAACAACCGCAAAATTAAGTATTGGTGGTACTGATTTTACAACTACCG